CTACGGTAAAGTCGAACTCCTCGCTTACCCCTCGTGGGAGTGAAGCGGCGGCGCTTTTGGCCATATTGACCTGATTTTTGGACAAACATGTTATCCCAAGCTGACCAGGTTCGTGTGTCTCCTGAACCCCAAGTTTTGTTTACACCGTCTCCTACAAGTCCGGCGCCACGTGCTGCAAAGAATCTCGCTGGTCCAGTTGCACCACCGATTCCAGATGCTACTAAATCGTCTTCAATGAACTTGACGATGGGTCTTGTCCAATTGTGTTTCATGACTCACAAGTGTGCACAACTGTGAGTCTTTGACTTCCGGGTGCCGAGTCACGGGAAAACTACTACGTAGAATTCTACGTGCCAAAGCAGGACTGGTCTAGTATTACCCAGTCCTGCTCGTCTACCGACTACCACTTTTTTTCTCATCATGCCTGCCGCTCAAGCTCGTCGTTTTTGCTTTACTCTGAATAATTACACTCCGGAAGATGTCGCCCACATCGAATCCCTGTACCTTAACGCAGATAACCACATCACTTATCTTGTCATCGGCCGAGAAGTCGGCGATTCTGGGACTCCTCACCTTCAAGGATTCATCTGTTTCTCCCGTCGAAAAACTTTTAACGTCGTTAAAGCTCTTATCAACGAACGAATTCATATCGAGGGCGCTCGAGGTACTTCCGATCAGGCCGCTACATACTGTAAAAAGGATGGCGCCTACACGGAGTTCGGTACGGTACCAGTCAGTGGCAAAACGAACTATCTCGAAGATTTCTTCAAGTGGGCTGACCAATTCCACGAAGACAATGGCCGTATACCGACTGCTAGAGATGTCGCTCTCGAACACCCGGTCGTACTCACCCGACATCGAAATGTACTTGACGTGCTTGAGAGTCGAGCTCCACCGCCGTCTCTGGTTACTAACCCTCAACCCCGACCTTGGCAACTTGAGTTGGAAGAACATCTTACCGACGACACTCCCGATGATCGAACCGTAGAATTTTTTGTCGATGAAGAAGGTGGTAAGGGGAAATCTTGGTTTCAACGTCACATGCTCACTAAATATCCTGATCGCGTACAAATGCTGGCTCCTGGAAAACGCGATGATCTTGCTCACACTATTGATATACAGAAATCTATTTTCCTTATGAACGTTCCGAAAACGCAAATGGAATTTCTTCAATATTCGATACTGGAACAGTTGAAGGATCGGACGGTGTTTTCTCCGAAGTATACTTCGAAGATGAAAGTTCTATCAGCACCTGCTCATGTGATAGTATTCTCTAATGAACATCCAGATATGAATAAGATGTCTGCCGATCGATATCACATTACTATTTTAGATTAAAACGAACGGTCCAAGAGCGACACCGAGGAGCACGGCCGTTAGGCCGCGCGGACGAGTGAGCTCCCCCGCGTCTTGGGACCACTATTAGAGGTTAGGGTAAAGGCGCATCTACTAGGGATCTCGGTAATATAGTACATGCCTGTGTTGCGCAATGAGTACATTCGTAGGGGTACTGAATGCCTGTCCCTCCTTGTTGTGACAACGTATACCGAAATGAATATCATAATCTTGATTGGTAGTACCTTCAGATGTATAATTAAACTTCATCACCTTCTTGAAGGGGAGCCACACTTTCAACATTCTCGATTCCGTGCCGGCAGTTTCACCGGCCTCGGCAAGGTCGATTGTTAACTTTTTGAGAATGACCGTATTGAGATTTCCATATGGCATAATCATTCTTGCGAAGTAACTAGTCGGGTCATTCGGACTATTGATTGCTTCGAACTGATTGTCTTTGAAGATAGCTTGAACAGCACTAACATCTCGTTTCTTGTAGAACCAAACAAGGTCCACACGCATAGCCTGCACAGAAGAGCTGTTGCGTATATGGATCCACGATGCTATACCAGTGGTAATGATAGTGGCACCATTTCTCGAAATTTTTGAACTTATTCCTTCTATACCACCCGCTCCTTGATTAAGGTCCGGAACGCGCGCGATTGCCGTAGTGTCTAGTACCTGATCGTCGATCGCTTCCGTAGTTGTCGTGACTTGATGACGTTTTGATTCATTGGATCGTAACGCTGCCCGTCGGACACGTGTCCCCCAACTAGCTCGGGAACGTCGCATCATACGAGGTCTACGTCGGATATACTTCCTACGGTAAAGTCGAACTCCTCGCTTACCCCTCGTGGGAGTGAAGCGGCGGCGCTTTTGGCCATATTGACCTGATTTTTGGACAAACATGTTATCCCAAGCTGACCAGGTTCGTGTGTCTC